GCGGTCTCAAATATGCTGCGTCTACAATCATTTATCTCAGCAAAAAGAAAGAAAAGGATGGAACAGAAGTCATTGGAAATCTTATTAAAGCTAAGACAGCAAAGTCGCGTTTGAGTAAGGAGAACAAGGATGCTACCATACGTTTGTATTACGATGAGCGTGGTCTTGATCGATATTACGGTCTTCTTGAACTCGGTGAACTCGGAGGTCTCTGGAAAAATGTTGCAGGTCGTTATGAGATAGACGGCAAGAAAGTCTATGCCAAAGCAATCTACAAAGACCCAGAACAATACTTCACTCCAGAAGTAATGGAAAAGTTGGATGAGATTGCTAAGGAGGAATTTAGTTACGGATCATGATTAAGGTTATTAAAACTGGAATCAACGTATCTAAAGTAGTCGAACAACTTAAAAAATATCCACAGGACTGGGACCATCAGAAAAATCTGAAGGACTCCCAGTCCTTAGTTGATAGAGGATTTGCAGACTTGCCAATTAGCGCACTTCAACTTATAATGGGTGGAGTCAAAAACAAAGAAGACTTTGTTGGAGACTCGGAGATAAACATTAAAACTCCTGCCTATGCACATCACAGTGAGATCCGAAAGATTATACGCAAGCAATTTAAGAATGCAGACATTCATAGATGCGGCTTTCTTTCACTCCCTATTGATGAAGCAGTTGGAGCACATATCGATGAAGGTACATACTATCTGAGCAGAGACAGATATCACCTTTCTATACTTGGAAGGTATCAATATTTCTGCGGCAAAGAAACTGTCATTGTTGAACCAGGAACTCTTCTCTGGTTTAATAACAAACTACCACATGGAACCGTTAACGTCGGTGACGAGACAAGAATAACCTTTGTATTTGATATACCCCATGGACAAAGTTGAAATCCTGATTTTAAGAAATCTTCTTTACAATGAGGAATATCTTCGTAAGGTAATTCCGTTTATTAAATCTGATTACTATGAAGATCCTAATCAAAAAATTGTTTTTGAGGAGATTGAAAAATTTGTTCAGGAGTATAATCAACCTGCAACAAAAGAAGTTCTCTGTATTGAGGTAGAGAAGCGACAAGATATTAATGATACAACTTTTACTGAAATTACAAAACTCATTAGTTATCTTGACGACTCTCCAACAGACCATGATTGGTTAGTAGATACCACTGAGAAGTGGTGTCGTGATCGTGCCATTTACTTGGCACTGATGGAGTCCATTGCACTTGCAGATGGTAAAGATAAGGAAAAAGATAGAGATGCTATCCCATCAATCCTTTCTAATGCATTAGCAGTTTCTTTTGATGCCCATGTTGGGCACGATTACTTACTTGATTATGAGGCAAGATATGAATCATACCATCGCAAAGAAGATCTCATCCCATTCGATCTCGAATACTTTAACAAGATTACGAAAGGCGGTCTCCCGAACAAGACACTTAACATTGCTCTGGCTGGCACTGGTGTCGGTAAATCTTTGTTCATGTGCCATGTCGCATCTTCCGCGCTCCTCAGCGGAAAAAACGTCTTATACATCACGGCTGAGATGGCTGAAGAAAAAATTGCGGAGAGAATTGATGCTAATCTCCTCAATGTCCCTATTCAGGAATTGACAGATCTACCTAAAGTGATGTTTGAGGAAAAGGTGACAAAACTGTCACAAAAAACTCAAGGGTCCCTAATTATTAAGGAGTATCCAACTGCAACCGCACATGCGGGACACTTTAGGGCACTTCTTAATGAACTTGCACTTAAGAAGTCATTTAGACCTGATATTATTTTCATTGATTACCTTAATATATGTGCTTCCGAAAGGTATCGCGCAGGTAGCAATGTCAATTCATATACTGTTGTCAAAGCAATTGCTGAAGAGCTTAGAGGACTTGCTTGCGAGGCAAACGTCCCTATCGTATCTGCCACTCAGACCACTCGTTCTGGTTATGGCAGCTCTGATGTGGAGCTTACTGATACAAGTGAGTCCTTTGGGTTGCCTGCTACTGCTGATCTTATGTTTGCCCTTATTTCTACAGATGACCTTGAGGGGCTTGGACAAATTATGGTGAAGCAATTGAAGAATAGATATAATGATCCTACAGTTTTTAAACGGTTTGTAGTAGGAATTGATCGTGCCAAGATGCGTCTGTATGATTGTGAGCAGTCAGCACAGGATGATATTCTTGACAGTGGTCAGGAAGAAGAGTATACTTATGAAGAACCAAAACCAAAGAAATCATTTGAGGGATTTAAGTTTTGAACGGTTACTATTCTGTGTTTAATCCTAGAGGCGAAAAGATTGCTGATTGTGGTTCTGAAAGAGATGCAGTCAATCTTATTGGTATGAGAAATCGTCGATGGGAAGGTCACTATTATCAGTTCAATCCCCTTCCTGGAGATATTATTGATGTAAATCAACAAAAACAACTTGGCACTAATGCCATTATTTTTGCCGATGGTTATAGTGTTCAAGAAATGATTGAAGTGAATGGAAAATACATTCCCATTCAACAACTCCCTCAAAACTGTCAAGAACCATTTATTCCAGATTTCCACGACTAATATGAAATATCGAGAACTTAAAGATCAATTGGAAAAATACAACGATGAACAACTTGACAAAGATGTTATCGTATGGAATACTAATGATCAAGAATTTTACGATGCTGAGTTCCAAGAAATCATGAAAGCATCAGACGAACTCAATGACCCAGACGCCTCTTACTTTGTAATCTAATGACTGTTGATACCGAAAAGTACCTTGAATTTGTTAAAGGAGTGACCAGTGATCCTAGTCTTGACTATGGTGCAATGGCATCTCGTCTCGCAGAGCTTGAGGTAACTGGAACTAATACTTCTCAGTTACTGACTGCTGCACTTGGTTTGACTGCTGAGTCAGGTGAGTTCACTGAGGTGGTTAAGAAAATTCTTTTCCAAGGTAAACCATACAACGAAGATAATGTTTTTCACATGAAGCGTGAACTGGGAGATATCTGCTGGTATCTTGCTCAGGCATGTATGGCACTTGACACTTCATTTGATGAGGTGATTGAAATGAACGTTGATAAACTGCAAGCCCGTTATCCTGGTGGCAGTTTTGATGTTCACAAATCTGAAAACCGTAAGGAGGGAGACCTGTGATTACTTTAACTATCAATCTTCCCGAATTGGGTCTCAATAATTATGTTTTTAAGGCACAAACAGAAGAAGAACTTATTATTGAACTTGATAGACTAAATTCTGAAAATCA